ACATGGTGCAAACATACATTATCCGCTCAGATATTTCGCCATTGCAAGCAAGTAAACAAGGCTTAGACTTTGCAATATGCGGAGATTGTCCTATGCGTGGCAATGCAACAGATGACGCAAGTGCCAAGCAAGCCAAGAATCGCACATGTTACGTTCTTTTAGGCCAAGGCCCGACTATTGTTTGGAAGCACTTACAAAGAGGCGGCTATCCTATTGCACAAAGCCATGAAGCAATAGCAAGCTTAGGTGCAGGCGCAATGGTGCGTCTTGGCACCTATGGTGATCCTGCTGCCGTGCCGTCATACGTTTGGGAAAGCCTTTTAAGCCGTGCAAAGTCTTACACTGGCTATTCACACCAAGCAAAGCAAACACAATCGGCTTTTAATGCTAAGCTTATGATGCAATCGGTCGAAAGTATAATTGAAGCGCAATCGGCATGGCGCAATGGTGTGCGCACGTTTCGCGTAGTTAAGTCTTATAATGAATTAGATAAGGACAATGAGATTGCTTGCCCATCAAGCCGAGGCATACAGTGCGCGGATTGCGGATTATGCAAAGGTTCAGCAATAAAGGCTAAGAGCATAGCAATTGAAGTGCATGGCGCGGGCAAGAATAACCTATCGGCTTAACAATAACCTATAGCGGGGAGACTTGGGGCGGCTATCCTTCGGGGTGGTCGCTCTCTTTTTTACGGCTCATCGTCTGGATAGGAAAGCGGTCAAAAAAAACCCCTAGCTAAAAAACTAGGGGGGGAAGACTAGAGGGATAAAATTAAGATATTAGATAAACGCAAGGGTCAGAAAGTTTCTTGCCAAGTTTCCCTTGTTGGTAAAAAACGTACATTTTTACTCTCTCTGCTAATGCAACGGCATTTTTTTTGGTTTTAAGCTTCCCAAAAAAAATAGTTGGTAAAAACCAAAACCCTTCCTTTGCCTTTTGCATGTTCTTAAGAATAACATTAGCTCGTTGCGTCCCGTATTCTTTTTGTAAATACAAAGCGGCTGATTGGCGAGAAATAATAATTTTGTATGCCATACTTCAATCCTCTATATTATGAAGCTTGATTGCTTCCACAAACACCATATTGCTATGGTGCTTGAAGCTGCAATTATGCCTCTTCCATTGCTATACTTGCTATACTTGCGATATACTTGCCCGATCTTTCTAGTGCTTCGATTAAATTTTGATCAGTGCCGTCATATACTGGAGGGAAGTCTTTACCTACTTTATAAACATCATATGAAACATTATTGTCATACGCTGTCGTCTGATAATATTTGGAGTAAAAACCGCCGAAGCTTTTATCCATTGTTTTGACCGCTTGCATAGGTGTATTTGCGATTATATCTGCAAAGATATATCCGAAATCTCGATCAACGATGATCATTCTCATGTCTCAATCTCCATCTAATTGCTAAGGCCTTGTGTTGCTAGGCAAATCACTTGCGCCTCACACTCTGATAATGCCGCGAATTGCTATTTAATGCAAACGATTTTTTTTATTTTGGGGATTATTTTTATTCACAAACCCCTTCTTTCCGCCCCCCTCACGCGCGCGCATAACCATAGCAATACAAAGCGATCATGACTAGGCTTGGCAATAAGACTAGCGTAGGTAGCGGATAGGTTGGCTTATGGCACTCAATGCGCCTCAATATTGTTTAGGATTAAACCGAGAACGCCAGACACGTTCTGTTTCCGTTCCGTTCCAGCAATAGAACAAAACAAGAACAAATCATGAACATTGTTCACGTTATGTCCAACCCAGCGTGGCAATTAGCTTGGCTTTATACTTGAGCAATCCCGTGACATTGCCAAGGTGCATTGTCAACCATAACCATACAGCTTAACAATAGGCGGTAGGAATATAATCCGTTCACGTTTTGTTCTCCCTGACCATGAAGCATGGCTATATTGTTTCACGTGAAACACGGCTTGGCTATTTAGGACTGCGCGCCTAGGATAGGAATATATTCTGTTCCCGTTCTGTTCGGCTTGGCTGTTGCCCCCCTATACACCCCCCTATAGCCGATGGTAATGATGATTTAGCCCCCACGTAAAAATGGTAAAATTTTCAAAACAAGTGTCAACCCACCTCCCCGATATTTGGGTAAAATTTTCCAAATAACTGTCAACCTATATACACAACATGTACACACCATGTACACACCAATTGCCAAGCTATTACCCAACATATTTTCATTTTGTAGGGCAATACATCCCACCCAAAAAATAAATTACTATTGCCAAGCTTAATAAGTTGACAACCCCAATATCTATGATAATGTCAACCTACAGATAGAGAGAGGGGAATGAATGATGACTGACTGGCAGCCAATAGAAACCGCACCAAAAGATTCAGAAATCCTTGTTTGGGATGGAAAAGATATTTGGCTGGTTGAAACAGAATTTGAAATGTATCCAAAACACAATGGCTGCGGATGCTGCTCCTCATCTGTACATTATGAGGCTACTCACTGGATGCTTTTACCCAAACCACCGAAAGAGACTGACTGATGGATAAATCTAAATTTTATTGGAGGGCCATGCCATTGGGAGATTGGCATATTTATTATGGGAAAAGTATGTGTTTGGTCGCTGAAGGTCCAGGATGGACGCAGTATTTTGGATTTAATTTATATCAGCAAATTAAAAATGGCGATATAAAAATGGATGTGTTTGGTTATGAGAAAAAATCGACGACCCACATGAGCAAATCAGAATGATGCAAGATTATGCTTACGCTGCGTTAAAGGAGATTAAATAATGGTTGACAATTTTGTTGGACAATTGCGACAAGAACTTCACGATTGGGAAATTGAATTAGCTATTGAGCAGCGCAAACAGGCCGCCGACCGAATAGAACAGCTTAGCAATGCTTTAAGTAAGTATAGTTGTAAATGCACCGAACCATGTGCATTGTATAAAGCTGAAAAAGAACGTGAGGGTGATATGCCTCATATGATGTGTGGTTGGTGGTCTGTAGCTGCGATAAACGGGGATAAGTGATGACTGACGATCTTGTGAAACGGCTCAATGAAGATTTTTCTGTGAATGTTAGGGAAGACATTCAGCATCAAATGAAAGTTTATGAGACTGAACGCAAAGAAGCCGCCGACCGCATTGAGCAGCTGGAAGCAGCATTAAGAGAAGTTGTAAAAGTTGACTGCGGGTTTGTTTGCAAATGTGCTGAAATAGCTCGCACCGCATTAGAGGATAATAAGTAATGGCTGAATGGAAACCAATAGAAACAGCACCAAAAACCCCATTTGATATTTTAGGTACGGATGGACGTTGGGTTGGCATGATGGGCTGGTGTCCAATTAGAGATGGAGAATATGGATGGGTAACCCCCACTGGTTATCAAGTTGAGCCAACCCACTGGATGGATATGCCTAAACCACCGAAAGAGAATGAGTGATGGAAAAAGATATTAAAAAATACCTTCGTGGAAGTGCGGAAGATATGTTCGCTTATGGGTGGGGTGAGGTGCCTCCCGATCCTGATGTTCTATTAGAAGCGGCGGATTACATTGAAAAGTTAGAAAATGAGATTAATGATCTAAAAGAGAAATATAAAGCTTTGCTAAAGATGAGTTGACACTTATCGCTGGTATGGTAGATTTGTTATGTGCGCATGTCATCAATGTAGAGGATGATGTGCAGGTTAGCCACCAGACCTGTTATCCAAACCAGGCGCATGGTCGATAACGGGCTGTAAGTAAGCATTGTGGTAGTGCTTACAAACTTGGGTGGTTGGTTCCTCGATAGCCAGCCACCCCTTTAGTTTCTCAATAAATTACACTATTCTGTCAACTTTTGTTTGACTGTTGTAATGCTTGTGTTAATCTAAGCATTAGAGGTAATTTTTATGTTTAATCAAATCAAAAATTCTTGGCATAAGTTTCTTATCTGGATTGGGGTTAGAAAACCAACTCCCCCAGAAAAACCAATTCATATGGCTTTTGCCATTATGGGACTTAGGGATTTAAGAGATATAACCTACAACAATAATCTAATCTTACCATCCGAACGCAAGGGTAAGATGATTCCGAATAAAGACCCTGCCATTGGTTATAAGGGTCAGGGATTACCAAACGCATTTCAACCAGATGCAAAGCTTAAGTATTCCTACATAAACAAAGAAACTAAGGCTGTTAGATATTTTGATGAACCGCAAACATCAGAAGAATGGATGCAATTATCCGATCACAATCCGTATCATTTCAAATTTGACTATACCATAGAAGAATTAAAAATGATGAAAGAAGAACGTGATAATGGTGACATTATTGTGAAGCTTGATCATGCAAAAAAATACTATCAACCAGAAGAACTGTTTGATGAAGCTATACAAGAAATTATGAAACTGCGTGATCTAGTGAAAGAAAAATAATATGTCTGATATTGTCAAACACCTTCGGCAAGCCGATGTTTCTATGAAATTACCCAATGGCGAGATTGGTTTGGTTAACCATGTTGCCGCTGATGAAATTGAACGTCTGAGAAAAATTATAAAAGAATATGAAAAAACCTCCAAACCACCTTACAACCCACTTTCACAACGTAAATCAATCTGAGGTAAATATGTCCATCCAATATGAAACAACTGTCCCAGTCGGATTTAGCGCAAAAGTTGAAGATGTGCTTGTGTGGTTGCAAAATGCGCAATACGGAAGCGTATATTGCTATTGCCATGGTGAGTTAGCAAAGGCACGTGAATTTAATTCTAATATCAGCAACGCAGCCGATGTCCTTTGGAACGAAATGAATCGCGGCAGGATTGCCCTTGTGCAGAAACGTAAGGGTAAAAATTGTTTTCAGTATTTTGCTGTGAACATTACTGGCAAACGCCGCAAACAAGATTTTGTGGTGCTTGAAGGTGCAGCATGAAACATGCGCTGAAACTTAGCCATAGCACGACTGATGAATTGGTGCAGAATATTTTAGCTGCCGATTACATATCCTTGGTAAGGGGGATTTCCAAAGGATTGATCGTCATGGCAGATGGTGAAGAAGAAAGCTGGAAACAGTTAGTCAATTCATTTGAGATAACCATGCGCTACTATCTTTCTGAGGAAGAAGTAGAAGCTATTAAGGAAAAGGCTAATGTTCTCAGTTCAGCTGACCGATAGCGAACTAGCTGTCTGCCAAATGATAGGTAATATGCGGCATATAGCTTGCCGATCTAACTTTGTTACCGACACTCAAGTGGGCAAACAAGGAAAATTTGATATTGATCAAGACGGCGTGATTGGCGAATATGCTTTTTGCAAATATCACAATATCTTCATGTCCGTAGATCTTTCAATCAGATCTGGAAGTTTTGACTGCATGATTCGGGGTAAAAGAATTGATGTAAAGACAACAAGGGTCAAAAATGGCCGACTTATTAAAACATTGAAAGAAAACCAAGATGTTGATATATATGTCTTGGCAATATTGGATGGTAATACTGTCACGTTTCCTGGCTGGATTGAAAAAGAGAATTTTACCAAACCAGAAAACATCTCCGATCTTGGACATGGAAAAACATACGTCCTTACCCAAGATCAACTCAAAAGATGGGAAAAAACCAATGGATGAATTAGCTAAAAATATGTACGCAGTTTATTGCGAAAACACCAAATTGATCGACATTAAGCCGCCAGCTTGGGAAGAATTGCCAGCCGAGGTTCAGGCCATCTGGCGCAAGGCGGGGGATGTATACGATGCCAACATCCAAATGGCTCACCATCAGATAAAGATTTTAAAAGATATGTTTCGTGCTAACATGATGCAATTAACACCTATAACACAAGAAGACTTGGATAAACACATCAATGAGGTTCTGGAGAAATCGCGTGAGTTATTCAAACGATAAGTTTATTAGCCAAGGTTGGCATTATACTTATGGTTATCTGCGCCGAAAGGAAATGGATAACCATTATGGGTATTGCTATGAGGAACCAGGTGGGGATTTGATTTATTCAAACAACCCCGCCCACAAAAACATGGCTATATTTAACTGTTATCAGGATAAAAAGACTGGCGAAAAATACGTTTCCTTTGCAAAGGTTAGGGTCTAATGGCCATTATACAGCACGAAGGCAAGCGGATTAATTCGCAAGATTATTTATTGGCGATGGATAGGCAAGAATGCGAAGACGATCTGTACACTTTTTTACGCAGGGGATGGAAATATTTAGACGCTTCACCCTTTACCCCTGGCTGGCCTATTGAGGCTGTTGCTAAACACCTTATGGCGGTCACAGACGGCCACATTCGGCGCTTGATCATCAACATCCCACCTCGCTGCGCTAAGTCATCACTGGTTTCTTGTGCCTTTCCAGCGTGGACATGGACGCAACAAACACCAACTCCAACATCTGGGCCAGGTGTTCAATTTTTGACAGCGTCATATGCCCAACAATTGTCGTTGCGTGATTCGGTAAAATGCCGCCGCTTGATTGAATCTCAATGGTTTCAGAAGCGTTGGGGCGAACGCTTCCATCTGGTTGGGGACCAAAACACTAAAACAAGGTTCGATAATGATAAAAGAGGTTCGAGACTTGCTACATCGGTTGGCTCTGCGCTTACGGGTGAAGGCGGATCAATCATCATCGTTGACGATCCTAACGCAGCACAGGAAGCATTCTCAGAAGCAAAAATCCACGAAACAATTGAATGGTGGGATTCTGCCCTTTCAACCCGTCTCAACGACCCAAAAACAGGTTGTTTCGTCATCATCCAGCAAAGACTCGCCGAAAACGACCTTACGGGTCATATCTTGGAGAAAGATGTAGGTAATTGGACGCATTTAATGCTGCCAATGAAGTATGAACCGCATCGTTCTTTTCATACCGTGCTTGTTCCAGTTGATAAATCAGACGATGGCGAGGCTGTTTTATGGCAAGATCCTCGCACAGAAGAGGATGAATTGCTTTGGCCAGAGCGATTTGGCGAGTTGGAAGTGCAGACACTAGAAAAACAACTTGGTCCTTGGGCGACAGCGGGTCAATTACAGCAGCGTCCAGAAGTTAAAGGCGGTGGTGTAATCAAAGTTGAATGGTGGGAACCGTGGGAAGCGGCTGCATATCCTCCAATGGACTTTATTGTCGCTGCTTTGGATACGGCATACACGACAAAACAGGAAAATGACTTTAGCGCCATGACAGTTTGGGGCGTATTTTCGCAAGAAACCGCCGCTCCAGCACCAAAACAAATTACTCGTGACGGCGTTGTGGTCGATGTTTTGATGGAAGATGGCGACGGATCATTTGTAACACAGCAATTAGAGGTAAATCGCTTCTTTGGGGAACGTCATGCCAAGGTTATGATGATGTATGCATGGCAAGCCAAGCTTGAATTGCATGAATTGGTGACAAAAGTTGCCGAAACTATGAAAAAATTGAAGGTAGATAAGGTTTTAGTCGAGAATAAAGCGGCTGGATACAGTGTGGCGCAAGAATTACGGCGTTTATACAACCACGAAAAGTGGGCTGTGCAGCTAGATGACCCTAAAGGAACCGATAAACTAGCCCGACTCTACTCCATTCAGCATTTATTTGCTGATGGATTGATTTATGCGCCTGATAAAGCATGGTCACGCATGGTTATTGACCAAGTTGCTGCCTTTCCAAAAGCCAAGCATGACGATTTGGTCGATACAGTAAGCATGGCAATACGTCATTTGCGTCAAATTGGTCTGTTGCAGCGTGTGGACGAGAGCAAAGCCTATGATGACGTGCCTCAATTGTACAACGATAAGATAGAACCGCTTTACCCAGCGTAGTTTTCTGTTATTATTGCCAAACTACCCCAAAAGGAGAGAGCTGTGGTTAAAGCTAAGGCTATTGTTGATATATTGCGCGAGTCTGCCACCAAAGGGGAGAATCTTTATCGCGTGGAAGTATGGGGTGAGGAGCCTTATGATTTTGTTCGCACCTATACGATTGATGCAAAAAGTGATACATTGGCGGCTCAAGAGGGTATTCGCCGTTTTGTCTATGAAATGGAAACCAAGGACGAAGCCGTAAGGAAAACAATATGCCTTTAACACCTGGTTTATCACCATCCATACGTCAAGACGGCCCACAAGACGATTCTGCTATTGCTCCGTCTGATTTTATCGTTGAAGTTACCGATGACAATGCGGATGCGCCGCAATTTGATGATTCGGGCAATATTTTAAAGATTGAACACCCAGATGGGTCGGTCACAATCTCTTTGGATGGGAAGCCATTAAATGCAGACAGGGAAGAAAAAGGCGGAGAGTGGTTCGATAACCTCGTCGATCAAATTGACGAGATGGAACTTAACAGAATTTCCAGCGAACTTTTATCTGGTGTGGAAGCCGACATCAATAGCCGCAAGGATTGGGTCGAAGATCGTGCGCTTGGCTTAAAGCTTCTTGGTCTTAAGATCGAGATTCCTGGTCTTGGCGGATCAGCAGAAGGTGCGCCAGTTGAAGGCATGAGCCGTGTGCGCCATCCATTGCTGCTTGAGGCTGTGTTACGTTTTCAAGCTAATGCACGTTCGGAAATGCTGCCCACAGACGGCCCAGTTAAGATCCGCAACGACAATAACAACGCCACGCTGCAAGAAGACCAGATGGCTAATGCGCTGGAGCGGGATTTAAACCATTACCTCACCAGCACAGCATCTGAATATTATCCTGATACCGACCGCATGTTGCTTATGCTTGGTTTTGGCGGAACGGCATTTAAAAAAGTTTACTTCTGCCCATTGCGTAATCGCCCAGTTTCTGAGACTGTGGATGCTGATGACTTGATTGTTAATAATTCTGCTACGGATTTACGCAATGCAAAACGTATTACGCATCGCACTTTCATGCGGCCTTCGACTGTGCGCCGTTTACAAATTCTTGGCGTTTATAAAGACATTGATTTGCCAACCCCTTTACCTGCTAAACTTGATAGCTTGCAGCGTGAAAAGAAAACTCAGCAAGGCATTGAAGATAACATTCTAAAGCCAGAAGATCGTGATCGTGAGATTTACGAGATTTATTGTGAATTAGATATTCGCGGTTTTGAACATACCTACAAGGGTAAAGAGACTGGTTTAGAAGTTCCATATCGCGTCACAATCGACGTATCGTCGAAACAAATTCTTTCAGTGGTTCGAAATTACGATGAAGATACAAAAGACCTACCAGAAGCACGGCAATGTTTCGCGAAGTATACGTTTGTTCCTGGCATGGGTTTTTACGATATTGGTTTGCTACACATACTCGGTAATACAACAAATGCAGTGACCGCTGCATGGCGTGAATTGCTCGATGCTGGTATGTACAGCAACTTCCCAGGCTTCCTGTTTGCTGACGTTGGTATGCGTCAGAATACAAACATCTTCCGTGTGCCTCCTGGCGGTGGTGCGCCTGTGAAAACGGGTGGTATGCCAATCAATCAAGCCATCATGCCGCTGCCGTACAAAGAACCATCAGCTGCCCTGATGAATCTTGTTCAGAACATTGTTGAAACGGGCCAACGCTTGGGTGGGACATCGGAGCAAGCTGTTGGTGAAGGTGTAACTGAAACACCAGTTGGCACAACCCTGGCTTCTATCGAACAAGCCACCAAGATTATGAACAGCGTCCACAAACGTATGCACGCTGCTCAAGCCGAAGAGTTTAGATTACTTGTTCAGTGTTTTAAAGAACACCCAGAAAGCTTCTGGCAACGTAATCGTAAGCCAGCATATCAATGGGATGAGGATACATTCCTGCAAGCATTGGAAGATTGCGAATTAACACCGCAAGCCGATCCAAACACAGCTTCGCAAACACAACGATTGATGAAGGTTGCGGCATTGAAGCAGCTTCAGGCTGGTAATCCATCAATGTATGACCCAATTGCGATTGATATTGCGGCGATGCAAGCCATTGGTTGGGGTAATCCTCAGCAGTTTATGGCACCTCCATCCGCACAACAACAGCCTCCTCCAGAATTGCAACAAATCCAAGCCAAAATTGCAAACGAGAAGAAAATTGCCGACGCTAAAGCTATGCTTGATCAGGCAAAAGCTATGGAGTTACATGCTAAGATGCAACAACCACAGCCTGGCCAACAAGGCGGTCAAATGGACCCGCAAATGATGGCTAACATGATTAAGCTTAAAGAAATTGACATGGAACGCCAGCAAATGTTGCTTGAAGCGACAAACCGCAAGCGTGATCGTGAAAGCGATGAGCGGTTGGCGGCAGTTAAGTTTGCAGAAGATATGGCAAAAGACCCACAAGGCTTGGCTATTGCGCGCAGTATCCTTGAACCAGGATTGTTACAGCGCTTAGAGGGAAATGAAAACCCAATAACACCTGGTTCGGCGCAACCGATAGAGTAGGAACAGGCAGATGGTTGAAACAGCTGATCAACGTCGTCAAAGAATTCTAGGTTTAAGGCAATCATTAGAAACATTTGATAATACAAGTGGTCAAAATGATATGCTGAATAAAGCTATGATAATTGCCTTGCAAAAAAGTGGAGATGTGCCAGTTGTTCCACAACCACAATTTAGGAAAGAAGACTTTCAAAGACTACAACAATTAAGAAATCCACAGCAGGGTCACGTCACTACGCAAGCGGAAATTGATGAGGAAAAAAACTTAATAAACCTTCTTAATACTTCACAACCACCCGTCAGCGATGCAACTGGTTGGTATAATCGTTTATCATCAACAAATCCTCAGCTAAATTATTCAACAGTATCACAAATTACTGACCCAACATTACGTAATCAACAAATGTCAATGTTGCCAGAATATGGTCTTTCGGATGAAGAATTAAGATCACAATATGATTTATCTCCAAGTAATTTAGCTGTAAATATAGCGCGGCAAGCAGCAGCCAATCAAGCGCTTTCTCGTAATGCCGTTGATGAACAGCAAATGACAGGCTATCGTGCTGGAACACCATTTATGTATCCAACAGATCCTAATGCTAAATCAACAGGATATGGATATAATTTGGAAAATACTGATGATTCCGATCAATTTAAACCAGTTGCGGCATCAAACTATTCACCAGTTAATATACAAAATGCCAAAACACAGGCATTGCAGGTTTTAAATTCGCCTCGTCAGGCACTTGCATCAACAACTACACCAACCGCAAAACAAGATATTTGGGCAAATCGCAATAATGTTCCAACGCCTCCAACTAGGCCAACTTCTGGTCCAGCGGCTGCTTCCCAGCCTGGATTTTTCTCTCGTTTATTTAGCGGTGATAATTACCAATCAAATAATCAATTAGTTGCACCAAAAGGTTCAAAAGACCCTACTGATATTAATTGGGGGAACAATGATAGCGCGGCAGATTTTTTTCGCGCCAGCCAAGCTTTGCAAAAGATGGACCCTAATTACGTCGCTAACAACGCAGATGACACGTTTGATAATGGCCATAAACGTGGTGGTGCGGTTAAAGAAAAGAAACATGACCCTCTTCACCATGCCCTTAGCTTGATTAGTCATCTTTTGGGCCATAAACACCAATGAGTGATAAAGCCATCAGAAACGCAATTATGACCGCAAGGAAGTTTGCGCGTCGAAAATTTGCGGATGGCGGCCAACCTGTAAAAATTGATCCTGTGACTGGGTTGCCTATACCCCAAGATGGTGGCGGTGGAGCGGATGGTTCTTCCGCATCGCCCGCTCCTTCAACATCTGATAATTCAACGTCACCAACTGGTTTTGGCCCAATAGACAATGCTATTGCCAACCCAGGCCAGACGGCAACTAATATCGGCGCTGGGATTGCTCTTAGTGCGCTTGGCCCTATTGGAATGGGAATAAGTGCCGCAAATACAGTATCTGGTTTATTAGGCGGACCTACAATTGGATCTACATTAGTTGGACCATCGGAACCTAGCACCCCAACAAATGTTGGAACTGTAGCTAGTTATTCAAATGCACCGACTTCTACAACTACAAGTTCTACCCCATCATCCTCAACTTCACATGCTGGAATGTCAGATCAATTAGGTGCTGATATACAAGATACTAACGCAGCATCAGCCGCACTTATGGGTGATATTCAAGCTGGATTGAATAGTAGCACAACTAATTCGTCCTCCACACCAACATCGACAGTAAGTGATGCTTTAGGTGCAACTAATTCTGGTGCGTTTGGTTTAAGTGGTCCTACGGGTTCATCAAATATTGGTTCCTTTGGTTTTCCATCCAACGGACCACTGGAAACTAATGACGTATCACAAAATGACGCTTCTTTGGGGGCTATGCAGGGTCCGGGTGCGCCTGTAGCAAGCGCCAGCACAAATTTTGGTTCTTATGGAAACCACGGCGATCCAACAATGGGTGCTACTGATCGCGGTAATCCATTAAGTATGGCACAGGCATTTGATCAAAACACGGCTCTTGCAACAATTGCAAACGCATTGAGCGATCCTAATATTGCCGCTTCTCCCAATTATAGTTCGGTAATAGGATCATCCTTGCCAGGCGGATATGGTGACTTAGCATCAAGTTTTGGACCAGATTCAACGGAAGCAAGCGCATTGGCTGCCGCACAAGCTGGTATTAATTCGGCATCATTAGCTGAAAGTCCATCTTCGGCACCCCCTGATGGCACAACACCTGACGGAACACCACCCGATGGCGCGACACCGGGAGGAGGAACACCAGATGGAGGAACACCAGATGGAGGAACACCAGATGGAGGAACACCAGATGGAGGAACACCAGATGGGGGCAGCCCTGGTGGGGATGATGATGGACATACCGGTGGTCGTTTTACAAACCCCAACCGTAGGCCCAAAGCATTTCGTGTAAAACATAATTGGAATAAACATATTGAAATGATGTCTCAAGATGATTTAAAAAAAGAAATACGTAAAGCTTTTATGACTGCGAAACGAAGGACATAATATGGACATTGAAGAGGGGTTATTGGATAGTATCTCACAAATGCTTCTAATAAAAAAATATGATGATATAATTCAAATAGATAAACTTAAAGAGTTAATACAATACATAAACAATCATGGTTTTACCTATGGTTGGAAGTCTCATAACAAAATTGATTATGGGCATTGGAATTTAAGTTTCGAAAAGGTAGGCAAAGACAATAGAGAAGATATTGAAGATAAAATACCCACTGTTGTTATTAATATTATATCTGCATTAAGGGGAAAGGTTATACCTGAAGATTCTGTGGTTATTAGATGTTATATTAACGCATACACATTTGGTACGGAAGGATATACCCATACCGATAGTGAAAATGATAGTGATATGACTATTGTTGTATATTTAAATGAAAATTGGAAAACAGAATGGTTTGGCGAAACTATGTTTTTTGATGATAAAGATGAAATATTAACTGCTGTTATTCCAAAATTTGGCAGATGTGTTGTTTTCCCAAGTGCTATGATGCATGTTGGTAGATCAGTTAGCCGTTTATGCCCAGCAGCAAGAATGGTTTTTGTTATTAAGGTTAGAATAGAATGAACAATTTGATTCAATTCCTAACAAATGTTGGATGCTTTAAAACAAAGCACAGTGGTAGATCTTTAGGTGACCATTTGTTAAATACTTATCAAATACTCAAAAAAGCAAATGTATCTGAAGTTGTTTGTTTGGCTGGGGGTTTACATTCAATTTATGGGACAAATATATTTACTTATTCAACTCTAAAGTATAGCGACAGGGAAACCTTAACAAATACCTTTAACCCAAGGACTGAATATCTTGTATATTTGTTTTCTCGAATTAACCGCCCAGATGGACTGGAAAGTGGATTAATATGCGATGCCAATACCAAAGAACGAATTTACCTAAGCGATTGTGACCTTAAAGACCTAAGACTTATGGAAGCCGCAAATCTTTTTGAACAAGGTTCAGACACATCAAAATACCCCCAAATACTCAAAACAATGTATGAATACTTAGAATAACAGCACAAAAACATAAAGAATCAAATAATATCAATAAGTTATGCTATAAACAACCAAAATAACTCACTTACAAATGGGAATATATTTAAAAACATGGATAAAATACCTCTGTTGTAAGAATATTTTCTCGTGTATTATGCACATCACGAGGACGCTCGTTATTTCTTAGCTAAGGAACAAACCATGAACGACATGGCAAAAGCTGCCCGTAAGGCGCTTAAATCAAAGGCCCAGAAGATGGCCGCTGGCGACCCACACCAGAAGGTTGATGCCTCTGGTTGGACACCCCCCGAAATGGAAAATGCTGACAAACAGACTGGCCCACGCCCTGTATCACGTCGCGCTTTCAAAAAAGGCGGCAAGGTGATGGGTGAAGCGACTAAGCAACATGCTGGTCGTAAGCCACGCAAGTCTGGCGGCGAAGTTGAAAAATGGGTAAATGCCAAGGTAAACCGTAATGTAAAAGATGCCAATGCTGCGAAGTTTGGTTCTTATCATGTTGGTGGTTATACCAGAGGTGGCGCAGCGCAAGGCGAAGATGATCGCACTGGATCTGGTGCTGTTACTGATAGTAAAGGTAACAACTACGAGCCAGAATATGAAAACGGCCCACCCACAACCCGCAAGTCTGGCGGTCGCACCAAAAAAGCTATGGGTGGCCCACAGGCAGCAGCAATGCAGCAGATGGCACAAGCAGCCCAAACAGCTGGTGTTAATCCATCACGCATGAACTTCCAACGTGTAGGCGCTGGTTCTTTATCGCCCATGCGTGCTGCTGGAATGGGTCTTCCTACGGCAGCAAAAAGAGGCGGCAAAATCGCCCATCCAGATGAAGCAGCTGATAAACAACTTGTTCGCAAGATGGTTAAGCCTTCTGCTCTTACAGGCAAGAAGCAGGGCGGTCGTTTGCATCGGGCTGATGGCGGTTATGATGAAATGCAAAACCGCGCTATGATGGAGGCGGCACAATCTTCAAAAAACCAAGGCCCACAAGGCCTCCAAGGCACCCAAGGCCCCCAAGGCACCCAAGGCCCTCAAAACCTAGGTTCACAAGGACTAAATCCTCGAAACTATGGTGAGTGGGATGAAAACAACCAAATGAATTTAAAACGTGGTGGTCGCACTCATGGCAAATGGATTCAAGGTGCTATTAAACATCCTGGCGCTTTGCATAAGTCACTTCACGTTCCTGCTGGCGAAAAGATTCCAGCTAAGAAGCTTGAAAAAGCATCTCACAGCGAGAATCCTAAATTAGCTAAACGCGCTAACTTGGCAAAAACTTTGAAGCGTATGCACCACAAAAATGGTGGGGCAGCTAATGAAGTTGATGGCAGCAACTATACTGGTGGCACACGCCCAACTGGTGGCCGTTTGGCTCGCAAAGAAGGTGGTCGCGCTGGTAAGGGTAAAACAAACGTAAACATCATCATCTCTGCTGGTCAAAAACCACAGGATGGTCAAAACCCAATGGGTGCAATGCCTCCTAAGCCTCCTATGGGTGGCCCAGGTGCAGTGCCTGTTCCAATGCCTCCACAGGGTATGCCAATGGCTGGTGGCGCAATGCCGATGCCAATGCCTATGCCTATGCCGATGCAAGCACCTCCAGCAGGTGGCGCAATGCCTCGCAAATCAGGTGGACGTACTTATCCAAAGATGAAGTTCGGTGCTGGTTCGGGTGAAGGTCGTTTAGAGAAAGAAAAAGCTTACGGACTTAAGCCTCCGAAAGCAATTAAGGGTTAATCACTCTTCGGTAGAGTGGTTAAAGGGGCGGGGTATTAACCCCTCTTTAATATCCCGTCCCACCAAATAATAGAGGGAACTGCTGAGGGGAGCGGTTAATGTTGCCAAGACACGAATATTATATTGTTGAACTAAAGAAGATGATTGAGAGAGAGATAGAACAACGCAAAGAAAACCTTGTTACAGGTCATAGCGTTTTCGATTTTCCAACTTATCAATTCAATGCAGGTTTCATTCTCGGTCTTCGGGATGCACTAGAATTGTGCGACGAAGCTGAGAAGGAAGTTACCCAAAAACTTGGTTAAAAACAGAGGGGAAAAGTATGCCTTTTATGACTATGGAACACGAGGATGATCCTCGTAAGAAGTTGTTAGAAGAACTTGGCGATATTTCAAATGTTGAAGTATTCCAAAACCAACTTTTGGTGGCGGTTTATATCCGTCCTCAAAAAACAAAAAGCGGTCTTTATTTAACTGACAAAACAACAGATGAAGACCGTTATCAGGCCAAAGTTGGCTTGCTCGTTAAGAAAGGACCAAGCGCTTGCGTTGATACGGATGGCGAATGGTTCAATGGTATTAATTACGAATTAGGCGATTGGCTTGTTCACCGTCCCTCAGATGGCTGGAGTATCACAGTAAATGGCGTTCTATGCCGTATGCTGGACGATATTACTGTTAAGGGTCGTGTTGACCACCCAGATCGCGTTTGGTGAGGTATAAAATGTCAGAAAAAGATGATGACTTTGAAGTCAAGGTACTAGAAGACGAAACCCCTGCGGTAGAACCAGAGGTTGTTGTCCAAGAAGAACCTAAAAGCAAAAAGAAAGAAGAAATTGAACCAAATGATGGTATCGAGGAACTTTCTAGGCGTTTAGAAGCAGAAAAACAGGCTCGCTTAGAGGCTGAACGACGTGCAAGAGAAGCCGCTGAATTGGCTGTTCGTGCAAAGAATGAAGCAGAAGATACAAACCTTCACTTTGTTACCAACGTCATTGAGACAGTTAAGCGCGAAAATGAAATTCTAAAGGCTAATTATCGTGATGCCATGACAGTTGGTGATTACGATAAGGCTGCGGAAATTCAACTCAGCATGTCTGAGAATACTTCTCGCTTGTTGCAGCTTGAAAATGGCAAAGCGGCTATGGAAAGCCGTCCCAAAGAAAAGCAGCCACAATATCAACCATCAGATCCTGTCGATAACTTGATAAGTCAGGTTTCTCCAGCGTCTGCTTCCTGGTTGGATAAAAACCGCGATAATTTGCGCAATCAAAAAACAATTGATCGCATGTTCCGCGCACACGCTGATGCGGTTGATGATGGTATTATTCCAGATACTCGTGAGTATTTTGATTATATCGAAGGCCGACTTGGGTTTAATAACCGCGATGTAGATCGTTCCAATGAGCCAGCTATGTCAGCAGCAGCAGCACCAACACAACGCCGCTCGTCTCCAGCGGCTGCACCAGTTTCTCGCACAGGCGGTGGCCCAGGCAGCCGTCCAAATGTCGTCACATTGACGCAAGCGGAAGCAGAAGCGGCCCGTGCCAGCGGATTAACTGAAAAAGAGTATTATCTGAATAAGATTGCTCTGCAAAAAGCAGGAAGAATGTAATGTCAGAAACAGCACCTAAAAAACGTGGCCGTCCTTTCGGCACAAAAAAGAAAACAGTCGAAGCAGTACAGGCAGTGGAAACACCAGTTGTTAGCCGCCCTGCAATGCGTCCAGAGCCAGCTAAATCAGATGACCCACGCAGCCGTGCAGCCCAACGTGCCGCTGAATTACGTGGACACCTTGGCAATTTAGATGAAGGTCAGGATGAGTTTCATTTTGATCCGAACATGGTCCCAGATGGTTGGTCCTATGAGTGGAAGACGCAGAAGGTATTGGGGCAGGAAAACCCTGCTTATACTGTTGCGCTTCGCCGCACTGGATGGGAACCTGTACCCGCATCTCGCCACCCAGAAATGATGCCTCCTGGCGCAACTGGTCATATTGAGCGTAAGGGTATGGTTCTTATGGAACGTCCTAAAGAAATTACAGATGAAATGCGGGCTATTGATTACCGCAATGCCCGTAATCAGGTCCGTACCAAAGAAAGCCAGCTTGCTTCCGCTCCAGATGGACAATTTGGTCGCGATCACGCTTCGGTTCGCCCTAAAATTTCTCATGGGTACGAACCAATTCCTATTCCCTCCGACAAGTAATTGTGGTCTACTGAGAAGGGGGCAAATCAGCCCCCTTTTCTATCAGAGGGATTTATTATGGTTAATAGCTTGGCTACTGGCCTTGTGGCCGAATTTACAAAAAAATATGGTAATTTAGAAAATGCATCAATTCATATGGCGGATGAATTAATTGCCATGCTGCATATTATGGATGACTTAAACAAACTTCAGAAGTACACTGATAGGCAAGTTTCTTCGGGTTATGTGCGTCGGTCACCAAGTCACCCTGCGCGTAATCCAGAACCTCAGATGCCCGATCCAGTCAGCGACGATTGGATCGCTACAGGACGGGAGCCAGAAGATGTCCACGGAAGTTAATGACGATCTGGACGACGATTTTTTCTTCGAACCTGTAGAGGAACAGCGGCATCCGCGCTTTTATGATTCGGTTGCTGAACGGGTTTATGCCACATATTTATTATTATCTGGTATGAATAATGTCGAGAATCCCGAATTTCGCAAAGCGGTTCTTGACCTGGCTGGGGTAGTAATTCGGTCAATTCCTGCTAATGCCCCTGCAACTTTTACAAAAATTAAATAAATAGGCAAAAATTCCTATTTACATAATTGCTTAGTTATATTAGAACAAATGGTGAACACAGCTTGTCTGGTTCCCTTCCCTCGGCGTGGAAGGTCTTAACTCTTCCTTGGTTCTAAGTCGCCTCGGTGTGCGATGATGGACTTTCCTGTAATAAGGAGGCTCCGTTATGGCAAATACAAATGCGCCTTTCGGATTCCGTCAATACAGCGGCAACGGTTCTGCTCCAACATACGAGCAAGTTGCTGTAGTTATTGACTATAATGCTGGCGCGATTTATTTCGGCGATCCAGTAACACAACAGTCAGACGGTTCTTACGCACAAGCAGCTTCAACAGGTGCAACTCCTGCCGCTCTCGGCATCGGTGGTATCTTTGTTGGCTGCAAATATCTTTCAGTAAGCCAAAAGCGTACTGTTTGGTCAAATTATTGGCCTGGCAGCGACGTTGCTTCTGGCAATTACGTTGAAGGTTATATTGTCAACGATCCAAATGCTCGCTTTATTGCTCAGACGGACAGCACAGGTCTTGCTTTCCCAACTGACATCAATGCGACAATCGGTTTCGCTATTGGCACAGGAAATACTTCAAATGGTATTTCTGGCGCTTATCTCGACACGACAACGCTCAATACCCCAACATATTATGTAAATGCTCCATTTAAAGTGGTTGGCATTTATCAACCTTTCGTTGCTGGCTTCCCTGGCGCTTATGCCAATGGCCAAGCATATGATTGGGCGATTGTGGCGTTCAACAATGTTGCTACACGCAACTTCACTGGCGTCTAAGGAGTAAGGACCAATGGCTGTCAATCTCAGTTCCATTAAAGACCTTCTCCTCCCTGGACTTCGGGGCGTTGAAGGCAAGTACGAGATGATTCCATCTCAGTACGACAAAATCTTCACTAAGCACGATTCGAAAATGGCTCTCGAACGTACCGCTGAAATGCGTTACCTCGGCCTTGCTCAGTTAAAAACTGAAGGTGCACAGACATCTTTCGATAACGGCGCAGGTGAGCGTTATGTCTACAACCAAGAGCATACAGAAATTGCTCTCGGCTACGCGATTACACGTAAGGCAATCGACGACAACCTCTATAAGACACAGTTTGCTCCTTCAAACCTTGGCTTGATCGAATCATTCCAGCAAACCAAGGAAATTTACGGCGCAAACATCCTGAACACCGCAACAACCTACAATTCTGCAATTGGTGGTGACGGCGTTGCTCTCTGCTCAACATCCCATCCTATCGACGGTGGTACTGTTGCTAACACTCCTTCAACTCAGGTTGATCTGAACGAAGCTACATTGCTTAACGCAATGATTGCAATTCGTACAAACTTCCGCGATCAAGCTGGTTTGAAAGTGTTTGCCCGTGCGCGTAAACTCATCGTTCCTCCTCAGTTGGAGCCAGTTGCAATCCGTCTCGTAAAGACAGAATTGCGTCCAGGTACAGCTGACAACGATGTTAACGCTATTATGATGACCAGCGGTGGTCTTCCAGAATCATACATGGTGAACGACTTCTTGACTTCAGCCTATGCATGGTTCTTGCTGACAAACATTGATGGTCTGTCATACATGGAACGCATTAAGTTCGAAACCGACATGCAAGTTGACTTCGTGACTGATAACCTTTTGGTTAAAGGTTACGAACGCTACTCGTTCGGCTACTACAATTGGAGAAGCATCTACGGCTCATTCCCAACATCTTGATAATGTTGAGAAATTGGTTTCTGTAGTAAACTCTTGAAACATCTTCATAAAGGTCTATGGTTCTAAAAAAAATCATAGACCTACTTAGAAACCAAACCGTAGGCTCTCAGAAAGGATAGCCAAAATGTCAGACATCAATGGTGGTTTTTACCCAAATGCGAACGGTTCATCCGTTTGGCCTGGCACACAGTTTAACGGCCCAATCACGGCTGGTAACGTAGTTCACTCAGATGGCACGGGCAACCTTGCTGGTCTTGGTGAAACAAGCGGCACTGCAAACTGTG